GAGGTGCTTTAGAAACCCCTCATTTATATTTTTTCCCTCAAGCACAGCACCATATAAGAACTTTGCCTTTATTACAAAGAGATAAAGTAAGGCCTGAAGACGTTTTTTCCGACTCAGAAGATCACTGCTTTGTTTATGACACTGAAATAATCACAGAAAATGGCATTGAAAAAATAGGTGATTTGGTAAATACTACAGGAAAAGTATTATCTGTTAATGGCAATTTTGTCCCTTATAAAAATTGTAGATTAACACAAAAGCAAGTAAATGTTATTCAGGTAACTTTTTCAGATGGGTATTCTGTAGTATGCACTTCTGATCATAAGTTTCTTACAACAAAAGGGTTTATTAAAGCGAAGAATTTATTGATTCTTTTAGATACTTATTGTATATTGAGCCAACCTAAAAAAATAAAAGGAGGTTCTTTATGCGAAAACGAATTGGAAAAGTTCAAGTTTTGTCAGAAACAAAACAAAAATTTAACGGAAAAACTTATTACAAATGCGGTAATTACTTTCAAAAAAATGGCAGTAGGCTTCACAGAGTTGTTTGGATGCGTTATAAAGGAGAAATTCCAGAAGGGTTTCATGTACATCACAAAGATGAAGATAAATCCAATAATCAATTTAAAAACTTGGCTTTATTGCACAACCACAAACATATATCATTACACCAAACAGGACATAAAAGACCAGTCACAAAACAAGCTTTGGATGCAGCGGCAAAGTGGCATAAAAGTTCAGAAGGAAAAGAATGGCATAACAAACATTATGAAAACACAAAAGAGGCATTACATGAAAAAGTGGATAGAAAATGCCTTCATTGTGGTAAACAACATAAAACTAACCGGAAAGAGTGTAACTCATTTTGTTCAAACAAATGTAAATCTGCATGGCGAAGAGAATCAGGGATTGATGATATTGACAGAGAATGTATCATATGTTCCACAATCTTTAGAATCAATAAATACGCAACCAGACAAACTTGTTCAAGTGTATGCTCATCAAAATTTCGTTCTAAGAGTAAAAGAAATCAACATAGTAAATGAAACTTTTGATGTTTATTGTATGGAAGTTCCAAAATATCATACATTTGCACTAAAAAATGGTGTGATAGTTTCGAATTGTGGAGACAGCATGAGGTATCTTTTATCTCGTAAGCTAACATCAATGAAGAGAAGAGCAGTTAAAAATTAAAAGGAGAATAAAATGAATAAACCAAACCAAAGTCCTAATTATTTACCAGGAGCAGTTGATACATTACACCCAGAATATTCCCGCAATAAAAATGCTTGGGCAAAAGTGCGTGATTGTATGGCGGGAGAGGATGTAATAAAAAGTAAAAAAGAAAAATACCTTCCCCGTCCTGCTGGTATGAAAGGTGAATTTGCTGATGCATACGATTCTTATATTGAACGAGCGCATTTTCCATTGATTACTGCATATGCACTTTCAGGGGCTTTGGGTATTGTAATTACAAAACTACCTGAGTTTAATGTGCCAAAACAACTTGAATATATTCTAAAAAATGCTACTAAAGACGGAAGGTCTTTGGATCAATTATTTATGGATATGATAATTGAAACTTTCCAAACGGGCAGATGTCCTTTATTGGTGGATGTAATTTCTTCCAAAAATGAATTTAGATTTGTAGATTATAAAGCAGAAGAATTTATTAATTGGAAAGTTTCTATTGTTGCAGAAGAAAAAAACCTTTCATTAGGCGTTTTGCAAGAAGCTGTTCCTGACTCTGATGATATATTTTCTCATGATACTAAAAATGTATACAGAGTTTTGCAATTAGATGAAAATGAAAAATACATCACTGCTTTGTATTCCTCAGATGGGGTAAAATTAAATGATACAGAAGTATCCCCTACATTAATGGGAAGAGAAGCAAACAGAATACCTTTGTTTCTTTGTGGATCAATAAATAATTCATTTGATATGCAACCTATTCCTTTGATTTCTGTTGCAAATTGTTCTGTTCAGATTTACAGAAAAGAGGCGGACCTTGCAAACTCTGAATATTTATCATGTAATCCTACTCTTTGTATGGTAGGTGCTACAAATGACGGTGATTTGCCTAATGTGGTGGGTTCATCTGTCATGATTGTACTGCCTGATCCGCAAGCACGCATCTTTTATACTGAAACTGATACTGCCGCATTAACCCACGTCAAAGCTCACATCACAGACCTGTATGAAGAAGCTATAAGACATGGAGTCGCTATCTTGGATGCTCGTAAAGGTGTTGAAGCGGCTGAGGCTCTTAGAATAAGGCAATCAACACAATCTGCTTCAATGTATTCTATTTTTCTTTCTGCAATTAATTCAATTAAACAAGGTCTTGAAACAATGTGTGAATGGGGAGGGTACAACAAAGAAGAAGTTATGGTTGATGCCCCATCATCACTCACCCAAGGCATTCCAGATGCTACAATTCTTAAACAAGTTGTTGAAGGACACTCTGCGGGTGTTATTTCAATGGAAGTTATTCATAGGTATCTTGTTTATGCTGGATTACTTGATCAAACAGTTGGGTATTTTGAATATATTGAATTGCTTAAAAATGATCCTGTTAATATTGCAAAGGAAGAAAAAGAATTATCTGCAACAGATGAAAATGGGAAAATTATTGGAGTAAAAGAGGAAGAGGTAGATATTCATAATATAAAAAAAGTAAGCGGTACTGAGGGCAGTATAAATAATGAAGGATAAAAGTTGACACTGTATGTATGTTAGTATATATTGATTTCAATACGTCAAGAAGGAGTCAATATTGAAAACATCATCCATAACAATTAAAGTTCCAGAAGAGTTAAGGTTTAAATTCAAAATGGTGGCTTTAAAAAAGAAAGTAACAATGACAGAAATTATTATTAGTTGTATTGAAAAAACAGTAAATGAGTACGAACACAAGAACACAAAACAACACATTAAAAGATAACTTGAGGTTATCAAACTGGAGTTCAGGGAACTCCTAAATTAAGGAGATTTAAAATGTTTGAATTTATTGAAGATGCTGATATTAGAGAAAAAGCAGAGAATGCACACAAAATTACTGTTGATCAGCTAACTGTTGATCTGACAAATTCTACAAAGAGTCAGGTTGAAGAAGCAGTAACAGGATTGAAAGCTAAAAATACTGAAATTTTGACAGAAAAGAAAACACTTCAAGAAAATCTAAAGAAGTTTGAAGGATATGATCCAAAAGCAATAAAAGAAGCTACTGAATTTTATGAGAAAAACAAAGACGCTGAATTTCTAAAGGATGGAACAGTGGAGGAGCTAATTGAAAAGAAAACTTCTCAGCTTACATCTGATTTTGAAATTCAGATTAATGAACTCAACACAAATCTTCAAAATGCACAGAAACATGGAATGACTTATCAATCACTTTTTGAATCTAAGGTGATTGATGATGGAATTAGGGAAGAAGCCCTAAAATCAGGGATGATTCCTTCTGCTGTAGAAGATGCAATTCTAAGAGGAAGAAGTATTTTTTCTCTTGATGAAAATAAAGTAATTGAGGCAAGAGATTCAGAGGGAAAACTTGCTGTAACAGAAGATAAAAAGGTTCTTAATACAAAAAACTGGATTGAAAGCCTTAGAAAGACTTCGCCTCATTACTGGCCTCAGTCAAAGGGTGCTGGTGCTTTTGGGGGCAGTAGTGATATGTCTGATGTAATGGCCCGTAAGATTGCTGCCGCAGAAGCAGGGGATGTTGCCGCTTATAGAAGGCTTAGAGCAAAGAAATAAAAACAATTTTAATTTATGTTGTTTACACATTTAAACATAAATACGAACAACATAAGTAAATAATATTACTTGACATTCATATTGTTCTTAATTAATATACTGACAAGATAATAAATATCCTTGTGGGATATTAAATAGTTTAAAAAGTCTTGGGGACTTAAAACGTAAAAGTTTTTATGCCCCAAGACTACTTCAAGGGGCAAAACATAAACAGTTTTGGCCCTTTTTCTTTTTTAAGAAGAGGCAAAACTTAAAAAGGAGATTTATTATGGGAAACATTTGGCAACATCCATCCGTTGTGGCTATGGAAGCGTTAACGCACCTTGAGGACGCACTAATTATTGCACCTCTTGCAACTAAGGACAAAACTTCAGACTTTACATCCAGATCAAACGGCTGGAAAGTTGGCGATACGGTTTCTTTTCGTACACATGGTGAGTATGATGTAAAGGAATTTTCTAATGCTGGCCCTATCACTACTCAGTCCATTAGTACATCCACCCGTCCGATGACAATTGAAAAGCATCTTGACGTTTCTGTTGAAGTTACTGCAAGAGAACAAGCACTTGATCTTGATTCTTTTATTGATCAGGTAATTCGTCCTGCTACTTATAAGCTTGCAGAAAGTGTTGATGCTTATATTGGTACAAAGATCCTTCAGGCCGCAGGTGCTTATTATGCCGCACAAGCAAGTTCTGCCTCTACTCTTTTTACCACTGCCGCAGATATCGCCCTTGCACGAAAGGCCGCAATTCTTCAGCAGTTGTCCATGAATCGTTTTTGTCTTGTGGATCTTGATCTTGAGGCAACTCTCCTTGGACAGCCTTGGTTTAACCAGTCCCAGACCAGGGGCGGTGACGGTGAAACTACTCTCCGTAATGCTGACATGGGCCGTGTAATGGGAATGGATTTTTATTCCAGTATTGCATTTCCTACTGAAGATTCCGCTTACGCTGTTGGTACAGTCGTATCTACTACTAATAATACAGGGACCACGAACCTCATTGGTCTTTCCACGTTGACAATTGATGCCCCCGATTCCGGAGGTACTGGAGATTACGCCGTTGTTGCGGGTGACAGGCTTGTAATCGCAGGCGTAAAGCGTCCCCTGGTCGTTAAAACAGCCATTGCAGATGCGGATACCAGCACTGAAATTGCCCTAGTTGATCCTATTACTGAAGTCATTGCAGATGGGGCAGCCGTTACTGTCCTTGCTTCAGGCAAAAATGTTATTCATCATGGTGCAATTTTTGATGATCGTTCTCTTGCAGTAGCATTTCCGATGCTTGATATTCCTGAAGATCGTACTGCCGCTACCGCTTCTAATA